TCTTTATGGTGAAATCACGTGAAAAATTGGCGTCTAGCTTGAAATTAACACTGAAATTAAAGAATCGTCCATCCTTACGGTAATATGCGTAGTAGTCCCTGCCTTTGTTATCAATTATTGTACGTTTTTGTGGACCGATGATAGTCTCTCCTGTTACTTTCACCTTATCTGTTGTTATGTTATATTGTGGTGGGTTATTGAACTCATAATTGTATGCTTCAGCAGCTTCGGCTATGTTACCACGTCTTCTATCATTATACTGCCTATTCACAGCTTGTATGTATTTTGCATGCTTACCGTGTTCAGTAGTGTACAGTAATGATGTGGGTATGAGGAGGTGCTGCTTCTCCTGTGGGGCTTGTCCAATTGTGTGTTTATCTATTGAGAATCTGACGTAATTTGTTGCTCCAGCATCAATTTTCTGTATTACATGTATTTTAAGAATAAAATCACGATTCCTGGTTGCTGGTATTATAAAGCTATCAGTGTTGTTCAATTCGGGGAAACGTACAGGATGGTAATATGGATTCTTATTTCCATTCATTTTCATAGCCATTACTGTGTGGGTCAATGGCATCATTAGTTGCTCACCTACTATTTCTTCAATTGGTGTATCTTCATATATGTTCATAACTCCTTCAATAACTTCACTATATTGTATATATTGTGGTTCAGTTGTTATTATTTTCGGGATGTGCATAGTTCCAACCATTATAGTCCCATCATGTAGATAATCTGCCACATCATATAAATCATCATCAGGTATGTAATAGATGACATCAGTTAGGTTTACCAGTGCATCACGCCAATTACGTATATCATATTGTGAGTCATATGGTGGTTCAGGTTCCTCCTCATTCTCCTCATGAGCTTCTACTTGATCCTGATAGTGTGCAAGGTTTTGAAAATATTGTTGTAATGTATCATCGCTACGCTCCACGGCTAGCCTATTAAATATCTCGTCCCTATCTTCTTCTAGACGCCTTAGGGCCCTTTGTTCTATTTGTAATTTTGCAGCTGCTGCTGCGTCATATTCTTCATTTACTTCTTCATTGTCATCACGTACTCGTCCGCGCTTCAATATCTCATCTTGTATTTTCATTTGCCTTTGTTCTTCCTCTGTGTAATAGGGCTGCATTTTAAGAACACTGTTACGTAGGTCAGCATGATAGGTCTCAACCATAGCATCGGTCTTCCTGATTCTATTTGTATCCTCTCCATCCATATTCGGTTGTAAAATACATGCGACAAGCCCATTCTTGGCTAATTTTCCACTATTAACATCAATTACAGGTCTGTTAGGAGTGACACCTGCATAACGTCCGTATGCATCATTTTCAGGACATTTAGTTAGACGGACATTTTCTATTATATTTAGATCCTCGCAAGTGTCACGTATGGTTGCTGTGATTGGATGGTCATTGAATATTGAAAGTGCACTGGTAATGCTATGAGGGTTGTCATTCTTTTTATATGAGTCTAATATTGCTTTTTCTTCATCACTTACCAATAACCCACTGTTGGAGTCTTTAGATTTCTTCATAATCTCATCTATTGATACAAATTGTATTCTGTTATTAAACAGTTCATTTAGAGTGTCTTGTTGCTGTTTTGTTTTGACTAACCGTGGCTTCATATTATTATAACCAGTCATAAAAGCAATCATTCTCTTCGTTATTATATGTGGGTCTTGTACTTTTATTTTGTCGGCATTTTGATTAGGATTCTTACCCGAGTATTGGGTATTAACATTATTTTTATTATGATTATTATTATTATAATTATTATAATTATTATTATT